TTACGCTAAAGGAGGCGGTACTGCAGCTAGAGTTAGCTATTGTGAAAGAATGATAAGATCATTTAACCTTCTTAGGATTATGGAGCACACTCGTATTATATGGAACGTTATGAACTCCTCATACAGGATGGCAATGACAGTTCCAATAGGTACTAGATCCCCGCAAAAAGCAAAACAAACGCTGGGTGAACTTATGTCAATATACAAAGAAGATATAAGATTAGATACAGATAGTGGAGAATTAAGTGTAGACGGAAGACCTAAGATACAATTCTTTAAAAACTATCTAATGCCATCATCCCCTAATGGTACACCAGATATACAACCTTTACCTGGTGGTGGTGATGCTACAGCATTCTCCGACACAACAGTACTTAAGTATTTTGCTAATAAACTTAGAATGGACTCTAAGATACCTGCTACCAGATTCGGAAGAGAAGAATCCGGATCTGAGGGTACAATTACATTTACTGCGGAGGGTCTAGACCAAGAGGAAATAAGATTTGCTAAATTTATAAACAGATTAAGATCAATATACCAGGAGATATTAATGAAGCCTCTTTGGGTTCAGTTCTGTTTAGATTTTCCACACCTTAAAAAAGATTATATTATTAAATCTGAATTTGGTCTCGATTATGTTAAGGAAAATATATTTAGAGAGGCTAAAGAGATGGAGGTAATGACTGCGAGAAAGGATCAGGTGATTAAAATATCTGCTCTTATGAATTCGGCAGGCAAAAAATACTTCAGTATGGATTTCTTAGTTGATAGATTCCTAGGCATGAAAGGACAGGATCTAGTAGCTAATAAGAAAGCAAAAGAAAAAGCTGCAGAAGAGAAGAAGAAAGCAGAAGAGGCTGCTGGAGCTACAGGAGAAGCAGGAGCTACAGGGGAAGAAGGCGGAGCAGCTGGTGGAGACATGGGAGAAATTTAATAGATAATGGCAGGATTTTTAGATAACTTAGGAAAAATTAACCCAAATATCTCCAGGATATTAAAGACCATTAGTGGTCTAGGGTCATTTGGTATGGAATACAAAGATATGGTCATAGAAGATTCCATGGCTATAGGTGTTTCAGAAGCTAACATGAGAGAAAGATTCGGATTTACTGAATCTGATGAAGATTTTATCTATAGCATAGCCGCTCAGGATACTTCCAATAGAAAGTACATAGCTTATTTTGATAAGGATTACCCGTTTAAAAGAGATTTTCTTAGAACATTTGCTTTAAACTCCGAGATAGAGTATATTTTAGATACTATATGCGACGAGGCAGTAGTTTATGACGAGAAGAATTTCTTTTGTCATCCAGCTCTAATGAGCATGGATCTAAAGGACGATGTTGTAAAGTCAATGAGATCCAATTTTAGAAAATTATATGTTCTACACAACTTTGCAAACGGTCTTACTGCTTGGCAATATTTTAGACAATTAATTGTCGAAGGATTTTTAGCTTTCGAGATAATATACTCGAACGACGGTAAAGAGATCGTTGGATTCAAAGAACTTGATGCGGTAAGTTTAACTCCCGCAGTAGAGAGAAAGCCAGACGGTACAAGAGAAACTATATGGTGGCAATATTACGGAGAAACAACCAGACAAAGAAAACTTTTAGATGCACAGGTTATTTATATCTCTTACGCTAAAGCTAATGTTGTTTCAAGGGTTTCTTATACAGAAAGATTAATAAGATCATACAACTTATTAAAGATAATGGAGCATTCGAGAATAATATGGAATGTCATGAATGCCCAATATAGAATAAAAATGACAGTTCCTATCGGAAGTAAAGCTCCACAAAAAGCCAAAGAGACTTTAGGAGAGCTAATGTCAGTATATAAGGAGGATATAAAATTAGATACCACATCAGGTGAGCTTTCTATAAACGGTAGACCCGATATACAATTTTATAAGAATTATCTTTTTCCTCAACAAGGAGGAGAATCAGTAAAGATAGAAACATTAAATGCTCAAGGTCCTAACCTTAATATAATGGATTCTGTTGTTTATTTCTATAATAAACTAAGACAGGATTCAAAGATACCTTACAATAGATTCTCATCTCGATTTGGTGTTGGATCTAATAACGTTTTTAAAACTGCTGCTGATGGAGCAGAAAGAGACGAAGTTAGATTTGCTAAGTTTATAACACGACTTAGATCTATATTCCAGGAAATAATAGTTAAGCCACTATGGATTCAGATGTGTCTAGAATTTCCCGAACTTAAAAATGACGCTGAATTTAGAAGCCAAATAGGAGTTAAATTCGAAAGTGATAATATGTTCGGTGAATCTAGAGAGATCGAACAGTTAATAAAGAAAATAGATTTCATAACAGCAATGGGAGAAATAAAAGAAACTGTAAAGGAGGAAGAGGTTCAATATTTCGATCAGGACTTTATGATAGAAAGATGGCTGGATTTAAATTATGAAGATATTCAGCTTAACAAATCCTATATTAGAAAAGCCGAGGAGGAAGGTAAATCCGGAGCAACAGGAGCAACAGGAGCAACAGGAGCAGAGGCCGGAGGAGCTGAAGCTGGAGCAGCAACAGGAGCTGAAGGCGAAGGAGCAACAGGAGCGGCAGTTTAGGAAGAAATTTCGAAAACTTATTATTTTTAGACGATATAACAATTAAATCCTTTTTGTTATTTAAAACGGATTTCTATATTAGCTAAAAATATTTTTCATGAAAAAAGAGCTGGGAATTCTCCTACAGATAGAAAATGCTACAGGAAACGGATCTCAAAAGATCAAACAAGATTTAATAAAAGATAATTATTCCAGAGAATTAGAATATCTTCTTAAAGTAGCACTAGATCCCTTTCTGACAACCAAGCTTCACAAACTACCAGTATTAGAAGAATCTCCCTATGAATTAGATACTGATCTTTTTGAAAGATTCCAGGATCTAACAAAAAGATTGTTTGATGCACCAGCAGCAAATGATAAGCTTAGAGAGGAAGCTTTTGAAATAGTTAATTGCTACGCTATATCTTTCGAAGAAAGAAAGATGCTTGGCAAGGTGTTAACAAAGAGACTAAATATAGGCATCGGAGCTAAGCTAATAAACAAAGCTTTTAACAAAGAGGTTATTCCAGACCCTAGTCTTATGTTAGCTCAGGACGACGAGGATGAGATTAAAAAATGGGAAACAATAGTCTGTGAAGAAAAGTACGATGGCGTTAGAGTTATTGCATACACGTCGGGTGAGGAGGTTAGATTTTATACCAGAGCATTCAACGAAATTCCTAATCATTACTTAGAGAAAATAGCGGAAGAGTGTATAATACTAATTAAAAACTCCGGGCTTAAAGGTGATTGGTTCTTCGATGGCGAGTTGACAGATCTAAATCGAAAAAGTGTATCTGGTAAAGTAACGCAGATGTTAAAGGGAAAACCTATGAATTCCATAGGTGATGATCTTATTTATAATGTATTTGATCTTGAAGATGGGGAAACTCTAAAGAATGGTAAAGGGGTAATCCCTTTTGATGTTAGAAGAAGTACCTTAGAGGGTGTTTTTATGACGTATAACACATCTTCTCTCACTCTAGCAGATTCTTTCTTAACTTCAGAAAAAGAAGACATCTACGCTTATTATAATAAGATAGTTGCTAGAGGTGGCGAGGGTGTTATTCTTAAAAACCCGGATCACGTTTACGAATGTAAAAGATCCAAAAATTGGATAAAACTAAAAGAAGTAAACGATTGCGATCTAATTATAACTGGGTGGTATCCAGGAGAAGGAAAAAGAGAAGGGTTAATTGGGGGCTTTTATTGCGAGGATTCAAGCGGTAAAGTAAAAGTAAAGGTTGGAGCGGGGTTTACTGATAACGATCTTAAAGAACTTAGCCAAAATCTAGATTCTCAGATAGGAAAAGTTTGTGCTATCCAATACAATGTTATTATAAACGACAAAAATGATAATTGGTCGTTGTTTTTACCAAGATTTATAGAGATAAGAAACGATAAAGATACAGCAGATGATATGAGTCAATTTTGTAATTAATTAGAATTTATGGAGAGAGAAAATACAAAGTTTGTAAAGTGGGAATGCAAGGAACACGGATTTACCGATTTCTATACGTACCGTAACGGAAAGAGATACAAGTGTGTCACTTGTGCAAGAAAACAGAGCAAAAAATGGAAGGGAGAAAACCCCGAGAGGGTGATCTATACATTAAATATATGGAACAAAAATAATCAAGAAGCACTAGAAGAATATCGAAAAAAAAATTTAGAGGAGTGTAGAAAAAAATCGAAAGAAAGGAGAGATAAGTTTTACGGAAGATTCGGATCCTTTATAGATGATGTTAAATCGAAAATTGGATTAAAAAAAATATCCAGGAACATCATGGTTATTAAAGATCCCGACGAAGAAAAAATATTTAATTTTCTGATAGATCTTAAGAGAGCGGAGCTCAGAATGTATCACACATATAGAATATCATCATATGTTAAATGGGAACATCTTAAAGCTTTAAATCTTAAATCTGCAACAGAGGAGCAGAAAAAAATAATAAGGGAAGAATATAAAACAAAAGCAAAAGAATTTGTTGACTTGGAGATCGATAAAATAATAAAAAATTATAAGCAAAATAAATGATAAAGGAATTACTAACAGAAAAATTAAGACCTAGAGAATTAAAACATATGATCCTTCCACAAAGGATCAAAGCATCTTTTAATGAGGGTCTTCAGCAGAACGTTTTATTATCGGGATCTCCAGGGTCTGGTAAAACTAGTATGGCAAAAATCCTAATCAAGGATCATCCTCATATTTTTATAAACGTGTCTGACGAAAGTTCTGTTGAAACTATAAGAACTAAAATACACGATTTCTGCTCAACGGTTTCTATTTTAGACGGAGAGAACAAAATAAAAATAGTGGTTCTCGATGAGTTTGATGGAGCTTCGGATCAATTCTATAAAGCATTAAGAGGAACAATAGAGAAATACGCAAAGACAACTAGATTTATAGCTACGTGTAATTATTTAAATAAGATTCCAGATGCAATTAGATCAAGATTCCAAGTATATGACTTCGACCCAGTAGATAAAGCAGAGGAGTTAGAGATAAAATCACAATGGAATGAAAGGGTAGGAAAGATCCTAGATCTTATGGGTATAAATTACGATAGTCAGGTTTTGGAAAGTTTTACTAAAAAATACTTCCCAGACATGAGATCTGTATTAAATACCATACAGAGATGGAATGTTGATGGTGTAACTGATCTAACAGAGAAAAAAATAAACGAGATAGTTTGGAATAATGAGGAGATCTTTAATCTTATATTTACTTCCAAAGATCCTGTTGAAAATTACAAACTAATCGTTGGACAATATTCATCCAGAGTTGATGAGGTACTCTCATCACTAGACTCCGAATTTATAAACTGGATTTCAGAAAAACACCCAGCTAGATTGGGATTAATCCCTCCTATTATAATTACTGTTGCTAAATACCAAGCCGAAAGAAATCTAGTTATTGATCCGGTTGTTAGTTTATTAGCTTGTATATTTTCTTTACAACAGATAGTTAATAAATGATCAGTATACTAGGCATTATTAAAGGAAATGGATAATAATGAGTAGTATACTATACAAAAAATAAAATGATGAGTAAAATAATAATAGTAGGACCTGGAGGGTCAGGGAAAGATTTTTTAAGAAAAAAAATGGTATCAAGAGGTCTTTCCTATGGTGTATCATTTACTAGCAGACCACCAAGAGTTGGAGAAATAGAGGGCACGGATTATTATTTTAGATCTCCAGATTTTTTTGAAGCTAATTCTGATCTTTTTCTAGAACTCCAGGAATTTAACGAATGGAAGTACGGGATATCAAAAGGGGAATTTAGAGAAAAAGATCTTTTTATACTTAGTCCCGCTGGTTTAAGAAGCTTACCAGAGCATTTGAGAAAAAATTCTTTCGTTATATACCTTAACCCAGATGAATCAACTAGAATAAAAAGATTAGAGGAGAGAAACGATGCGGATAGTGTTGGTAGAAGATTAATTGCGGATCGTAGGGATTTTTCTGGTTTTTTTGACTATGATATAATGATAACTAACGAAGATTTTTAATGACAACAGTTTGTATAGACGGAAACTATATCTTCCATAAGACGTTCGGAATATTCTCCGGGTTTGGCTCAAAAAGCCCTGGAGATGTTTTATCATCGGAGGCGGAAAGAAATATGTTTATAAGAAAAGTAATAACGGATCTCTGTTATTCCTTAAAGCAGATACCTGATATTAAACGGGTTATATTTTGTAAAGATTCAAGATCGTGGAGAAAAGACTATAAAATAACACGAAGTGTTTACAAGGAGAGTAGAATTAAAGGGGAAGGTGTAGACTGGGGATCGTTTTTTAAATTAATGGATGAATTCTCTGAATATCTTGAAGAGAATGGATTTATTTATAGCTCGTATCAAGGAGCGGAAGGTGATGACCTTATATGGGCATGGTGTGAGCATTTATCGAACAAAGGCGAATCTGTTATTGTAATAAGTGGCGATAAGGATATGCACCAGCTTGTTAGATATGATGATCAATCGTGGGTTGGTATATGGAATAGCAATTCGAAAAATAATAAGCTAATAGTTTCTGAAAATTGGAGAGAAGAGACCGAGACTGAAACTACTATATTTGATGTTAATCCTATTTCTGGATCTAATTCATCAAAGATGGAAAAACTACTTTCCGCTTGCTCTTTAGAGAGAATCGATACTAAGGAATATATTTTCAAAAAAATCCTAATGGGTGACAAAAAAGATGATGTTCCTGGCGTTTTTCCATACCAAACCAAGAATGGTAAAAATTCTAATATAGCAGAGGGAAAGGCAAATAAAATATGGGAGCTATATCTAGAATCAGAATGGAAATCTTTCGATATGGGATATCTTTGGGATAACGATGATTTCTTAGGATGGATCGCTGGACTTTCACTAAGACTAGTGTCACAAACAGATAACAACGAAAACAGGGAGAGATTTAAAAAATTCTATGAAGAAAATGCTAGATTGGTTTGGCTAAATTCAAGAACTCTTCCTAGAAATATGGTTGAGGGATTAAGAAACCATATAGACGAAGTCTCGTTAAAAGAAAGAGTACCTCTAACAATAGAAAAGAAAGAAATAATAGAAAGATCACCTTGGGCTAAAGATACTACTCCTCCTAAAGGATTTGATCCATTTGAACTTTTTAATTGATGAATAATCCGTTTGATATAATAAAATCCTTTCACACTAAAGACTGGAATAAAGTATCTGGGAGGGATAAGGCTAGAAATCTTTTTATGATTAATAGGATATGTTCTATAGCTTATCCGCTTCAAGCTAATTCTTTTAACCACATAAAAATAAATCCAGAGAATGTGGTTAATTTTTGGAAGATATTAGTTACACACCAACATAAAAAAACTCCATCATGGATATTTACAAAAACACTCAAAGGTGATAAGATAAAGGAGAAAAAAGAATATAAAGAAGAGGTTATATCCTTTATCAAAGAAAAGTATCAGATATCCAATAGGGAAATACGAGAGCTCCAAGAATTTTATCCATCCAAATTCAATAACTTTTACAAAGAGATCGAAACACTGATTAGTTAGATTGATATTTAAGTTCCGGATATATATTGTAAACATAATATTCCGGGATGAAGGAACTTAATCAGATTACAATAAGACAGCTGTTGGCTTCTAACACGATAGGAGTTAATAATACAATTACTAATGCTAATTTTGCTCAGTTACAAGAAGCTATACTTCTTATTAACAGTGCATTCGGTATTTCTATACAGGATAAATCATTAAACTTTCCTAAGGGAAGAATTATCACTGGTACAATTACTGCTGATACATTAAGACTTCCTGTTACTGGATCAGCCAATATACAGCTAAAAGGTAGTAACGGTGAAATATCCACCAACTCGATCATCACACTAAATGACGCTATTATAGGAGGAAATGCTATAATAGGATCGTCTAATACAGGAGGAAGATTAAGACTAATTCTCGATAGAACATACACGGACGAATCATTACTTCCAGGTGTACCTGGACAAATAAGATTTATAGGAAGTGACTACGAAGCCTATCTTAGCTTTGGTGAAGTACAAGCCTCTTTCTCTTTTGATATAGGATCAACAGGATCTAGCGGACAAACAATAGCAGTTTTATATAATGGTGTTACAGCTGGTCAAGCATCTTGGCTTAACAACAACACAGTAACTGCACAATCATTAGTTGATAATATACTATCAAATCCATCTGGACCTTGTTTAGCTGATTACTCATTAAATACAGTAACTGTAAAAGCACTTCCTGGATTAGGAGCAACGGCAAACGGGGATACGGTAACTATTTCTGGATCTGTACCTGTTAGTGCTACCGCTGGTACTATGAGCGGCGGAGTTAATGGTACTGGAGCATGGACTTCTATTATAGGATCGCAGGGATCAACCGGTATAACTGGACCTACGGGACCTGCTGGAGGACCTGCTGGACCTACTGGACCTACTGGATTCGGTTCTACTGGACCAACTGGAGAGACTGGTCCTGCCGGACCTATCGGACCTGCTGGACCTACAGGAGCTACTGGAGCTGCTTCTACTGTTGCAGGACCTACAGGAGTTACTGGACCCACAGGTGCTACTGGACCTAACGGTGCTAAAGGATCTGCGGGAGCTCAAGGTGTTACAGGATCTACAGGACCTACAGGATCTACAGGACCTGCTGGATCTGCTGGATCAAATGGGGCAACAGGAGCTACTGGACCAACTGGAGGAACCGGTGCTACTGGTCCAACGGGGGCAACAGGGTCAAACTGGCACGTTGGATCAGGTGTTCCTAGTATTTCTTTAGGAATAGACGGAGATTTATATTTAGATGGAGACACTGGCGATGTTTATGAGAAATCTGGAGGAGTATGGTCATACCAATATAATATAAAAGGTGCTACTGGAGAAACAGGTGCTACTGGTACTACAGGAGATACTGGACCTACTGGTACTACTGGTGATACCGGACCTACAGGACCTGCTGGGCCAACTGGGGAAACTGGTGCTACTGGTCCTGCTGGCGCACCATCACCTTTAGGATATGCGGATTTAAGTAAGTTTAGTACAACACAAACTATGAGCTCCGGTGCTATTATCCCGGTTAGATTTGACACAACCAACCTTATAGACACAAACGTTTTTGATACTGGTGATTTTACAAGCTCAGGAGTTACTGGTACTTACATTGAAACATTAGCAGACGGCCAGTATTTTGTAACTTATAAAGTTGGATTGGAACACACCGCTACAGGAGGTGATAGTTTTATTTCTACAAGTTTATGGAAAAGTGTTACTTCCCCAGTGGAGGTTACTAACTTTAGAGGATTCACAACACTCGAGGATGTTACTGGTAGTAGTAATGTACCGTATGATTTAGTAACAGTAACTGGTATAATAGACGCGGTTGCTGGCGATAAGTATTGGGTTAAAACTTCTTACCAAGCAGGAGGTGCCGGTTCCGTAGACGTTACAAACAGTGATACAGGATTTAATATTATATCTCTTGTAGGTACATCAGGTGTAACTGGAGCAACAGGAGCAGGAGGAACAATTGCTCATTGGGGTTCTTTCTGGGACACAACAACACAAACAAACGCAGGAGCTACCGCTGAAAATTTAATGACGTTCAACTCCTCCGATACCAATAACTACGGAATAACAGTACAGAATAGCTCAGAAATAACTTTCTCTGCTGATGGAGTTTATAACATACAATTTTCTGCTCAATTTGACAAAACCGATGCGGGGGTAGATTCATTTGATATCTGGTTCAAGAAGAATGGATCAAATATAGCACAATCTAATTCAACCGCCACAATATACGAAAATGATGGAAAATTAGTAGCAGCTTGGAATTATATGGCACAGCTAGATGCCGGAGATTATGTTGAGGTTGCTTGGAGTTCTGCTGACACTGATATGAGAATACAAGCTACTGGAACAAATACTGGTCCAACTAGGCCTGCGATTCCTTCAGTGATACTTACAGCACACCAAATAACTTATCAAGGAGCTACCGGTCCAACAGGAGCTACTGGATCAGGAGCTACTGGAGCTACTGGAGAAACCGGTCCAACAGGTGCTACTGGGGGAACGGGAGCTACCGGGCCTACTGGAACTACTGGACCTACTGGAGGAACCGGACCTACTGGAGGAACTGGACCTACCGGATCTGGTGCTACTGGACCAACAGGTGCTACTGGACCTGCAGGACCTATCGCAAAATACGTACTCAAAGTACAATTTGATGGTTCAGGTAACGTTGATTCTGTAACTCCTTTTCCAGCAGCTAACGATGCCTCTGGTAATACTATAGCATCTGGAGTTGGAGGATGGCTATTTACAAGAAATAGCGGAACCCAAATAACGATAACCCATCCAGAGGGCGTTCCTGCTCTAGATCTACAAACACACGCAGAAGCTGTTGGTAAATACATATCTAGAACAATAACAGGTGCTAGAGCCGGTAATTACGTTTTACAGGATAATAACTCATTTATAATATATGGAGTTAATCTAACCAACCTTGGTGGAAGTGGTACTTACGCCTATATAACTTGGAATTTCCCAACCAATAATATTTTCATATAATATTAGAGATAAGGAAATTTTTAAGGGATAAATACTAATAAAAAAAGAACAAAATTAGATGCCACAGATATCAGGATTACCAGTAACTATGATCGCCAGCGTTCAGCCCGGATCGGTTACTGTTAATAGCTATTATAATAACCCCTCTAGTGTTTGGAACGGATTCCCATCTAGCTTTAATTGTACACTTAATTTAATAGCTACTCCAACATCGCAGGAACCGAATTTTACCTTCGATGCTAACGATCTTGCGGATGGTATGTGGCTGTTACAGCCAAATGGAAATGCCTTCTTAATAACTAATATTACAGTTATTAATAATCTGGAGGTTGATGTGACTCTAAGAGACATAGAGCTCTATAATTTAGTAAGTGACTATACAGTATCAGGTAACAATTATCCAACCGAGGGGATCAACGGAATAACCTTCGAAGTATCTGAAGATGGAGCGCCAGTAACTGCATTAATAGCTACTGCTTTAGCACCGAATCTGGACGAGAATGGCTACTGGATCGATGATGCTTTAGCTAGATTCCAATACCGTAACATAGTTAAAGCTAGCTATACGAACGTTTTTTCTCCTAACCCAACATATACCGCATTTAGTGTAGGACAAGTCGTTTATTTGGACACTTATGGCGTATTTGATATAGTAGACACGACATCAATAGCTGAAGTAGAAAAAGCATTTGGTGTTGTAACTTCTATAAATGAACCAGAAGACGGAAATATTAATGTAAGACCCTTTGGTAGAATAGTAACTACACCTTTCTCTTTACCTGGAAGTATTGGAGAGGTCCTATATTTCGATAGCTCAGCAAGTCCCTCTTTTGTCACAAATGTTAAACCTACAGTAAATCCTATACCGGTTTACATTAAAATAAATAATAATACAGCATCCTACTTATATCCAGCACAAGGAGGGGGAAGCTCTACTTCTGGTATAAGCGGAAGCTCTGGTACTAGTGGTACTAGCGGTACTTCTGGTTCTTCGGGGATTAGCGGAACTAGTGGATCTTCGGGAACAAGTGGAACATCAGGAACTGATGGAACTAGTGGATCTTCAGGAACAAGCGGAACTGATGGAACCAGTGGATCTTCAGGAACAAGTGGAACTGACGGAACAAGCGGATCTTCAGGATCTTCAGGAACATCAGGATCTTCTGGAACTAGCGGAAATGACGGAACTAGCGGATCCTCAGGAACATCAGGATCTTCAGGAACATCAGGATCTTCAGGAACTAGTGGATCTTCAGGAACTAGTGGAACCGACGGAACTAGTGGATCTTCAGGAACTAGCGGAACCGATGGAACTAGTGGAACCGACGGAACTAGTGGATCTTCAGGAACTAGCGGAACCGATGGAACTAGTGGATCTTCAGGAACTAGTGGATCTTCAGGAACAAGCGGAACTAGTGGATCTTCAGGAACTAGTGGAACTGATGGAACTAGTGGATCTTCAGGAACTAGTGGATCTTCAGGAACTAGTGGAACTGATGGAACTAGTGGATCTTCAGGATCTAGTGGATCTAGTGGATCTTCAGGAACATCAGGATCTTCAGGAACTAGCGGAAATGACGGAACTAGTGGATCTTCAGGATCTTCAGGAACTAGTGGATCTTCAGGAACTAGTGGATCTTCAGGAACATCAGGAACATCAGGATCTTCAGGAACTAGTGGAACTGATGGAACTAGTGGATCTTCAGGATCTAGTGGATCTAGTGGATCTTCAGGAACATCAGGATCTTCAGGAACTAGCGGAAATGACGGAACTAGTGGATCTTCAGGATCTTCAGGAACTAGTGGATCTTCAGGAACTAGTGGATCTTCAGGAGCAAGTGGATCTTCAGGAACATCAGGAACATCAGGATCTTCAGGAACATCAGGATCTTCAGGAACTAGCGGAACTGATGGAACTAGTGGATCTTCAGGAACTAGCGGAACCGATGGAACTAGTGGATCTTCAGGAACTAGTGGATCTTCAGGAACAAGCGGAACTAGTGGATCTTCAGGAACATCAGGATCTTCAGGAACATCAGGATCTTCAGGAACTAGCGGAACTG